TGCGGATCACCGGTGCGCCCCAGGGAACGCCGCGTGCCTGCGTACGCTGCTTCTCGTAGACATGGGCGATTTCGGTTGCGGGCACCGGGCGGCTCTGCAACCCGTTCTGCAAGGCCCCGTAGGCGTCGCCCGGATGCTCGGCGTGCAGCCAGTAGGCCTGGCGCTTGCCGACCGGGTCGAACTCGATCCCCTGGACCAGTCGTCCCGCACTGAGGACGCCGGATTTGGTGGCGTCGAGGAAGTCGGCCTCCAGCACCTGCAATTGCAGCGGTACTGGCAGACCGTCCGATGATCGCCGCACGCGACGGCGCACCAGGACTTCGCCCGCCTCGACCATCTCGCGGCAGATCAGCGTCTGCAGGCCGTAGAAGTCGAGCTGGCCATCGGCGTCACAGGCCTCCGTCCACCGTCCGAACAGCGCATCGACCTTTCGGTCGAGCGCATCGTCGCCGCTGGCGGCGCGCGGCATGATGCCCGCGCCGACGATATTGTTCACCAGCACCGCCACGGCTTTCGCCGCATGCGGATTGTTGCGGACCAAATCGCGCATCCGGTCACGCAGCAACGCGCCGGCCATGCCGATTTCGGTGTCGGCCGAGGATCCCGGCGTGCGCCACCCCTCCGTTCGACGTCCTTTCGCGGCTCCGTCGTATCCCCGCGTCAGGGTTTCGAAGGCTTGTCGCGCCAGCACGCGTCGTGCGGCGGTACGGGGCGCAACGGCCGCAACGGCTCTATCGAACCAACCAGCTTTCATGCTCGGTCACCGCGCGAAAATCCAGCGAACCCGGCCACGGGAAACGGCCGGCCGACACCGGCGATGGCGCGCTCGATGGTGCGGATGCGAGCGAGCAGATCCTCGGCCGTGCCGTAATCGACGGATTTTCCGTCATAGCTGACCCGGGTCGTGCCGCTGGCGTAGGCGCGCTTCAGCGCGGCAAGCTCGACTTCCGTCCAATCGGTCATTGCCTGTTTCCCTATCGGGCCATCGGCCCACCACGCCTCTTGCTCAAAACCATCCATCCCGCCGTCCGAGCCAGTCGGAGCGACGCTTGCCCTGCGGGACCAGTCCCGGTCGGTTGATCTGCCCCGCGGGATCGTCGTCGGTGGGTGCGGCCCCGAGCTGATCCTCGAGGTCACGCCATTTCTCGTCCGGCCAGCGGTCCGCGCCCGCGATCCAGGCGGCGGCGCGGGCATAGACCCTGCAATCCAGCGCCTCGTTGCGCTCCCTGAGCTTTTGCCATTCGAGCCTGGCGAAGCCGCGTTTCGTGCGGACCGTCACCAGTTGCTCGGCCACGACCTGCTTCAGCCACTCGCTTTCGACCCATGTCGGCAGGTGGATCGTGCCGGGCGGGAAGGCCGCGCCCTCGGCCATCTCCTCTTCGGTCGGCCGCGCCAGCCGCAGGAAGCGATAGGTCTCGGCCTTGAAGGTCGAGACCGCCACGGTCCAGAGCCGGGCTCCGCGCCGCAGGCGTTTCCCGCCCTCGGTCGCGTCGACAAAGGTCGGGCCGGAGACCGGGCTCGAACGGTTGAATCCCTCGACGCCCTTGACCGGCGCGACCTGCGCGAAGCCGACCCGGCGCGACCAGGCGTAGACCGCCGGAGCCTCGTAGCCAGTGTCGATGGCAAGTCGCGCGATCCGCAGATGCGCGCCGCGTTCGTGTGGCCAGCTTCTGTCCAACAGCGCCGCCAGCTCGCCCCAAGCCTCATGCCGATCCGGTCCGCCCTCGATCACGACGTGATCGACCAGCCAGCTTTCCAGACCACGGCCCCAGGCCCAGACATCAATTTCGATGCGGTCCTTCTGGACGTCGGCCCCGGCAGTCAGGAACAGCCCGCCCGCAGGCACGATGCCCGGTTTCCACGCCTCGCGGCGGTCATAGAGCCGCTGCCAGTCGGGTGCTTCCCCGGTCTCGACCCATGTCTCGCCGAGGATGGTGTTGCGGAACGCCTTGATCGCCTCGTCCGACCCTTGTGCGGCCTCCCAGCTCCTCGCAATCTGCATCCAGCTCATCCATCCCACGGGCGAATAGAGCGCGGAGAGGTGATAGCCGACCGTCCGCGGATCGGCCGATGTGGCGGTTGCCCGCCATTCGCCGGCCTCCAGCATCGCCGTCTTGTGGTGTTCGGCGATGGCCGTCTCGCAGCCCTCGCAGATGTATTCCGCTGTCTCCGACCGCCCCTTCTGCCAGCGCAGACGGTCGAACTTCAGCCACTGTATCGCGCCGCAATGCGGACACGGCACGAAGAAACGGCGCTGGTCGCTCGCCTCGAATTCGCGCTCGATCCGGCTCAGACCGCGGATCGTCGGCGTCGAGACCAGCAGCACCTTGCGCCGATGGGCGAAGGTCAGCGACCGCGCTTCGGCGAGCGTGACAGGATCGCCTTCCTCGTCAGCCGAGGCCGGATAGGCGTCGACCTCGTCGAGGAAGATGTACCGCGCCGGCGTGGAGCGCAGACCGACCGCCGAGTTCGCGCCCGTCATGATCAGGATGCCGCCCGCGAATTCCTTCGACAGCATCGTGTTGCCGGCGTCGCGCGAGCGTGCCGGTTTGACCCGATCCCGGAGTTCCGGGCTTTCGTCGATCAGCGGATCGATGCGTTGGCGCGAGTTGCGCTTGGCCAGTTCCACCGTCGGCTGGACCGCGAGCATCGGCCCCGGCGCCTGGTGGACGACAAACCCGATCCAGTTGTTGCCGGCCTCGGTCGCACCAACCTGCGCGGCCTTCATGAACACCACCCGCTGTGTCGGATCGCCGGGCGACAGCCGGTCCATGATCTCGCGCATATAGGGTGTGCGCTGCGTTCGATATCGCCCCGGCTCGGCCGAGGCGCGCGACGATAACCGGCGATGCCGATCGGCCCATTGCGAGACGGTCAGGTCCGGATCGGGCGTAAGACCGACGCTCCAGGAGCGCAGGATGTCCGCTGCGCCGTCAAATTCCGTCAGGTCAACATCACCATCGCGATCCTTACCGGAATTCGGGCCGGACCTCGGCGAGTTCGTCGAGGTGGGCGCGTACATGCTTCTCCAGAGCCTTCTGCATTGCGGCGGGCTCCAGCCCGAGTTCCGCCGCCATCAGCGCCGCTGCTCGTGCCGGCCAGTTCACCCATGCATCCCGTTCCTCTCGTGCCAGCCGGAAGACCAGCAGGGTGGCCCGGCTGCGGTCGATCAGTTCTCCCTTGAGCTGCTGTAGCTTGAGCCGCCGTTCCTGCGCCTTCAGCACCTCGTTGGCGGTCTTGGCCTGCAGGAAGGTCGTGCCGCCGCCGACAGCGGGGGCGGTCAGTCCCTGTTCGCGCAGCGTGTCGCCGACGGCGGTCACCGCCGCCTCGGGCACGGGCTTCAGTTTCGGGCCGGGAGCCTTCCTGGTCTTCGACGGGTCGGTCGTCTCCGCCCGCCGCCGATCGGAAGCCGCCGCATCGATGCTGCCATCTGGATAAAGAACCAGCCGCTCGGCGGTCTTCGCCTTCTGGATGGCGCCGCGTGACAGGCCGGCATGGGCGGCATACTGGCGCTCGCTCATGCCCTGCATGCGAATTCCTTCTCCGGCTCACCATCAACACGAAAACAGCAATGAAATGATCGTCTTATTCAGTTGATGAAGCGCCAGATCAGAGCATCACTGTCAGCGTGAGCAGGAAGGACCACGCCATGACGAATGCCCAAAAAGCCATCGACGCCTTCATTGCTACCAAGTTCGAGATCGATGACATGCTCTCCCGCCTCAAGGCACTGAGCGACGACCACTTCAATACCAACCCCGACGCAATCAACTGGGCCGATGTCGGAACGCTCGATCACTACCGCGCGAAACTGCGCGAGATCTGCGACAGCGCCTTTCATGAAGGCGAATACGCCGAATAGCGCCAATGCGTTCAGGTTCCGCCCGCCGACTGGCGGGCTTGGCCTCGTAGAAGGGTCCGCATTCCGCGCGCCCATTGATGGAAACGGAAACGATGTTCCTGATCTACGATGCCATCAATTCCCGGACACAGATATGGGCCTGCCGTGAGGACCATGGCCACGGACCGGTCTGGAGCTTCGTTGTTTACGGCCTCACGCGGTCTGGTGATCCGCGCAACTGCCCGTCGCTCGCCATGGCATGCGAACTGGTGGGCGCCGACCCACGGCCGATCTTGAGGACGGCTCCGTTTCTTTCGCAGGAGAAGGGAGCTTCCCGATGACCAAACTTTCCGACACGCAAGCAATCATTCTCAGCGCCGCCGCCCAGCGCGCCGACCGCATCGCCCTGCCACTGCCAGCCAACCTGAAAGGCGGTGCCGCCACCAAAGTGGTCGAGACCATGGTTGCCAAGGGCCTGCTCGAAGAGGTCGAGGCGCGGCGCATCGCCTTCCAGCCGCATCTGAGCGACCCGATCTGGCGAGAGACCGGCGATGGAAACGGCACCACGCTGGTCATCACCGATGCCGGCCTCGCCGCCATCGGCATCGAGCCGGACGAACTGCCGGAACCGGATGCGCCACGCTCCGCCACAGGCGGCGACACGGGCGCGTCTATCCACGGTGCGGACCATGACGCCAACGTAGCCACAGTCGCGCCCACGGCGGCCATAGACGCGCCGGTGCGGACGCCGCGCGAGGGCACCAAGCAGGCGACGCTCATCACCATGCTGCGCGCGCTGGACGGAGCGACCATTGCCGAGATCGTTGCCGTGACAGGCTGGCAGCCGCACACGGTGCGCGGCGCGATAGCGGGAGCGCTCAAGAAGAAGCTCGGGCTCGAAGTCGCGTCCGAGAAGATCGAAGGGCGCGGCCGCGTCTACACCATTCAAGGCTGATCGCTCGAAGCATCCCAAACGCCGTCCGCAATGTCGGGCGGCGTTTTCTGCTCTCGATGGATTGCCGGAACGTGTTCCTGCGATAAGCTGGTGGTTATTGCTGCAAGTCGAAAGGAATAGATCATGGCTGATACTTGGCTTCCCTCACTCAAGACCGCCACGCCGCAGGAAGGCTTCGAGCTTGCCACCAAGCTGGCGCGTGTCGGCGTCAAGGTGACCCAGCCCTCTGCTGAAATCCGCGACAAGCTGCGAGCCGCCTATGAGCAGGACAGCACCCAGCTGATCGCATCATCGCAGGTGATCGCCATCCATTTCCAAACTGTCGCAGCCGCCAACAATTACTGGCGCGACTGACCGTGGCGAGTAGCTTCAGTTTACCAGAAGATGCTCCATGAAGGATGATCCAACCAAATCCTATCCCGGTGCGAATGCTTGTCCGGCCGAGATATTTGCGCTTGCCGCCGAATATCACTCGGCAGCGGATGCCCTCTTGCTGAAGGGGCGCCCCCGGGAGCCCATCTCACGAGCACCTGCTCGGCTTTGCGCCATCCATGCGATCGAGCTGTATCTCAACGCATTTCTTCTGGCGACTGGCGATCCTCCTGAACGCATTCGAGCACATTTCCATAACCTTGCGGAGAGAGCCGAACGCGCCGTCGAAAGAGGGCTCGTCTTGCGGAAGCTCACATTCGCACATCTTGCCAAGATGACTGAGACTCGAGAATACCTGATCTCTCGTTATGGTCCTGAACTCTCCACGACGCTTTCCGAGAGCAATCGCCTTATGGCAACGCTCAATGAAATCGCCAGAAAGATCCGACCGGTCGTAGCCGTCAGGTAGACCGAACCGCTGTACGTCATGCCGCTTTCAGCAATCGGTCAGCAGTTCAATCGCCAGAGTTCGTAGCGCATGCGCGGCAACCAGAGGGACCACGCCGTTGCCGCCGAGGCGAAGCCGGTCCACCCGGTGGGCCAGCCCATCAGCGCCTCGACGAACAGCGGGTTCAACGTCCGGCGCGCAGCTGAGGTATCGCGCCCAGCCATCGGCGTCGTGAGGACCTGGCGGCCAAGCAGGCCGTTCACCGGTGTGTTGACAAGGCTCGTCGCCCCGTCCTTGTGATCGCGCGCCGTCGGCGTCATCCACATTCCGGCCGCATGGGTCAGGTCGGCTGTTCTCCGGTTGCCGGCACTCGGCTTGCAGCCGTCGTTTGCCATCGGCGTCGGCCAATCCCGCGCCAGGCTGTCCAGGCCCTTTTCGTCTTTCCGTTTGCCGCCCCGGCTGCGGAAGCTGTCGGTCTGCGGCGTCGGCCACAGCCGCAGCATCTCCGTCCGGTT